TATAAGTCCATAAGGCGCTAAAGCAGCGTTTGCTACCAAACCTTGGTTAGCTCCATAAGGACTATTCTCCGTTAAGCTCATTAAGTCAGATTGAAAAGCATACTGTATTGAAATCATGCCACCTGCTCCTCCTGGTATTGGAAATATTCTAATGTTTGTTCCTATTAATTCAAAGCTATATGCCGGTAAACGTACTGTATTAGCCATTTCTATCTCTTGGATTCTCTCAATATCCCAATACACGGGATAGATGGTAACGCTATTAGCACCACTACCATACATACCACCTGCACCATATCCACCCCAATCACTTGGCCATGCACCAGCTCCACCTAATTGTGGATAATAACCACCATATCCATAGAAATAATTGGCAGGAGGTGCTTGATACATAACTCTTTGTACAATAATTCTATCACCTGGATCCATACTTTGAGAAGCAACTGCCCAATCGTAGAGATTGTAGTTTTGCTCATCTTCTTTTAATGATAATGATCCACTCTTCCAGCTTATAAATCCACCAACACCAGCTGGTTGACCATAAGTTTCTGCTATATTTAATAGGTTAGTTAGGTTAGGAGAAATAACTGTCGTATTTAGCAAAGAAGATGTTGGTTGTCCTTCTAAAGTAAAGACTTTTCGAAAAGCTGAACATTATGAGCATTATTACCATCAACTTTGTTACCAAGAGTTCTATTTTGTGTAATAGATTTTCTCTTAAACATAATGAGTGGCGTCATTATTTTTCCATTCACATCGTGCCAATAACCATTTTTTTGAACTGAGCTCCACTTCTCTGGTTGTCCATATATTACTGGTACAAGTATCGTATCATTGTTTTGATACACTCTTAATTGCAAAGTGTTCTCAAAGTAATACATTACTGCTTCATCAATATTTTGAAGACCTATAGAAAGTTTTTTAGGCTCTGGATCGTTTCTAAAACTTGTCTCGTAAGCTCTGTTAATTTCAGGTTGACCAGGCTTAAATGGCTCAGAAAAAATAAGATTAGGATTACCACGTGTAGGGTCAGTGGGGACAACTAATTTGTCCATAAATTCGTGCCTAGTCTTTGGGCGTACTTGTTGTATTCCTGGTTGCATATTACAATCTTTGTGCCTGTATTCCGAATCTCTCCGGTTCAGCTAAGTGAGTACTAACAATAATAGAAAAGCTTGCTCCAAATTGATTTAGACCTTCAGAATAAGCATACTGAGGATCCTTTCCTAAGAATAGTTGATTTTCATTTACATTGTCTACTTCATAATAACCTTCATTATACATAACAACATCGCCTACTGTAGGTACAACATTTGCATATTGTAAATCTACAGTTAAGAATCTAAAGTCGACTGTTCTAAAAGTATCAGGTCCAAAATCATTATTTTTAGTAGTAAAATCACCTCTTACAATTAAACAGTTTATTAATATTGGACCAATATATTGCTTGACTAACCCTTCACCATACACGTTTGAAGGGGTATCAGGAAGGTACACAGAATAGTATCCTATTTGTTGAGTTATGACATTATTCACAAACTCTCCTGCTACACCTGTTAGCATCACTGCGTCTCGTACTGTTCCAAATAATGCCATTATCCTATAAATATTGGTATGGGAATGTTCACTAATGTGCTGTTTAGTGAGTCATTCTCAGATTGTTTACGTTCTAATTGTTTTTGTCTTGACATATCTTCTAAATCAAGTCTTAATATTTCACGTAACTGAGATTGTCTTGCTTGACCTCTACTAATTAAGTCGGCAAAATTTAAAGTTGCCTCTGATCCTGGTACAACTACTTGTTGATATTTTCCTCTTACAAGACCCAACAATTCAGATGTTAAAGCAGCTGTAAACTCCTTTGTCCATTGCTTGCCTGGTTGATTAATGTCAGAATATGTTATAAGTCCATAAGGCGCTAAAGCAGCGTTTGCTACCAAACCTTGGTTAGCTCCATAAGGACTATTCTCCGTTAAGCTCATTAAGTCAGATTGAAAAGCATACTGTATTGAAATCATGCCACC